TGCACCTTTGTGAGGACCACACCAGTAAGTGTAGTCACCTGCCTCAGCAAAAGTTACATCGAACTCTTCACCAGGCATCATAGCAAGACCTTCGTGAGAAATCTCAGGATGATCTTCTACAACCACGTTGTGAGGTGGTAGCATGTTGTTAACAAAATGAACTGATTCTCCTGCAGCGATAGTCACTTCTGATGGTTCAAAAACTAGGTTACCATCGTAACCCATTTGAACATCGACTGCCCATGCGGGTGCTGCCAGGAATAGTGTAGCCAAAAACGCGAAAATAAACTTCATTCTTTTACCGAATATTGATCCTGATAAGTTTTGAGCTTATTGATCAAGTCATCATATTGTTCCCACATCCACTCCGATCCTGTATTCTCTTGGTAGAGTTTACAGGCAGTGATAAGACGTGTGATATCAGTGTCATTGAGACGCATTTTCATATCAAAACTCATAACTAATTATAGGTTCACTAAGTAAATTTACGCTATCTTAATAATTATTTTATATCTTATGTCAGCAATTCCACGCACGTAGTGATTTGTTAATCCTGCTATCAGGATCGCTGGCAGTTTTCTTGGAGGTTAACTTCTTTTTCATGCCCTTCATTCGAGCGCAGAACGATGCCCTACGGGGATTTCCAACCTTCTTGCTTGGAGCTTTAAGGTCGCTTCCAGGATTTTCTCTCTCGTAAGATTTTCTGCCTTTCTCGTTAAGACCTCCAGACTTTGACTTGCCAGACTTCTTTGTCCAGGCTGCACCTTCGTCTAATTCCGTTTCCTCTCGTTTAACGGACTGGATGGGAACCGCAAATCTATCCCATGCTTGTCCGCCATAAGAACACTCTTCTCGTGTCTCAGGTTTCTGGCAAAGTTTGCAGAAGCGTTTCTCTTCCTTCTGCTTTTCTTCTTTCTCTGCTAGAACGTGAGCACAAAAATCTTTAAGTTCTCCGTATGTTCTCATGATAAACGACAAGGGTTTACGAATCTATTTAGCGTTTACCGCCGCCCATGTCCTTTAACATCTTCTGTAGCTCTGCTGTACTTCCTACAAACATAGCGTTATTAGTGACTTTAGAAGGACCTTTCTTCTCTTCATCTAGGTCTTTCATATTCTTATGCAGTGCCTGTAGTTTCTCAGTCATGTCTGCAACGTGCTTCATTGCCGCTACAGCGACTTCATACGCTCTTGGGTGCCCTGACTCCTGAGCGACCTCTAAAGCGCCTCTGACCGCCTCCTGACCCTGATCTATGAGTGAGTATAATTCACCACGGGTATACTCATAGTCTTTTACCCTGTCATCCTTGTCAACTTTAGGGGGTGCAGGTTTGCTAGGCACTGGATCTACATCAACACTGATGTTGAGCATCTCCTCCATATTATCTTCTAGGCTACTCATAAGAATTCAATCCCTTCATTAAATCCGAAGTCATCACCAGCATCAACTAATGCATCATCGTTTACATCGATAACACCATCTGTGTTGATATCTGTTTTTGCTTTAGGTGTATATGTTCTTGTAATTGTCCTACGGTTGACAGAAAGATCACCAATAGTTTCGTGAATAATCGCTTTCTTGATAACATCTGCAGTGTTGTAAGGACCGTAGAGATATGTTTTCATGGTAAAGTTTAGAGTATAGATGATATATCTACGCTCATAAAAACTATCATCCCATGCATCTTCATAAGTTACGTTGTTTAAAACAACAGCAACATCTCTCTTCTCATTCATATCAGGAATCATGTTGAGAGTGACACTGAAAGATGGTTGGAAATATGGTAGAATCTGTTCAGTAATTTGTAGTGCATCGTCCTGAGACTTAGCAATAACTCCTAGTTCAAAACTTAGATTATAAGGAACAGGAACATATTGCACTCGGACTTCGCCACCATTATCATTAATGATTGTTTTGTATTTTTGAATTGGAGACGTTTTACGGGTAGAATCGTAATCAATGCTAGTCATCTCAAAATAGAGACGCGGTAAAGTAATTGCTACTTTACTGTTAGACTGGTTCTCTTCCAATCGAACAATAAACTTTTGTTTAGGACCATACGCTAATGGCACCTTCATCTCTTCCAGAACAGTGCCATCGCTAGGATCAGTACTCTTTAGAACGATATTGTTAAAGAGTGTGCCAAATGCAATGATGTTCTTACGAACAATCTGATTATAAAAGTGTGACCCTAACATTAGATACTACCTGTAAAATTACCGAACTCACCAAATGGATTGCCTTCGGTCCAATCCACGATGTTGTCAGCATCATTCTCGATCTGTCTATTCTGATCGTAGTTGCTGTTGACGTTATTTAGAGTGTCAAAAGTCTCAGGACTCCACTTAGCACCAGAGGTTAGTCCAGTAATGACCTCAGCAGTGGTAAAGGTTCCTGTTCTATTGATGACTTGGAGCGATCTGGTTGTACTATCCCAGGACTTGACTTCAGCTCTGTTGTCCTTAGGTGAATAATCAATCGTGACATCAGGAGCAGATGTATAACCTGACCCGCCGCTAGTAATAGTAACACCGTTAACGATGCCTGTGCTACTAACCGTCGCAGTCCCCGTTGCTCCACTTCCACCACCTCCAGTAAATGTAACTGATGGCGGCGTCCCTTGCTTATAATGTGCTCCGCCATCTGTAATAGTTATGGCAGTAACGGCATCACCTGTAATAGTTGTTGTAGCTTTTGCAAGGAATTCATCACCTACAACTTCTTCACCAACAGTAAAGTCTCCTGTGCCACCAGGATCCATGACTAGTTTAATTGCATTATCAAAGAGTTGTTCAACTGCATCGATCTCTGCAATACCAGTATCGAAGTCGTCTTGACCAACCTCGTAGATCTCAGCAGTGATAGCATAGAATTGGATCTTACCAAACTGATAGAATGGTTCTTCCTTACCAACAAACTTGATTTCGTAGATATCTTTTGTTAATGGGAAGTACAATAAGTCTCCCTCATTAGGTCTGCTATCAAGTGTGAGGTTAGGATTGTGTTCTGCTACTTCTTCATCCCAACGTCTAGTTGAAACTCTGAAGATAATTTCGTCTGTAATCCTTAAACCGAACTTGGAGATGAACTCAGCATTATCACCAAATCCCATGACGTTCTGCAACAGCATTTCAATCTGGAACTGTTCTTGATACTTGGAGTATCTAACTTCATCCAGTGTGCTGTCTTGTAGAACTATCCTAGGGATATAGTAAATATCTGAACCAAACAGTTTGATTTGCTCATCCACAAGATCCTGAACGAGACCTTGTTCGCCACTGTGACCTTGGTAGTAAGTTGGAAAATAGGGACTGGTAGGCATTTTATCCGATCATATCCATTGGTGGGATTGCATACTTACTGAGAACTTCGCTTTCGATTTTCTCAATTTCTGCAAGTGCGTCTGTGTAGATCTCTCTACCATTAAGTGTTACACCGCCAGGTAGTTGAACATTGTTATATTTGATTAAGTTCATACCCCACTGTTTCTTCATCAGAGCAGTAGCATACTTCTTAACAAACATATCATTGTTCATCTCTGTAGCGTCTGTAGGATCGATAAGACGATGACACTCGATAAGAACGTTAGTTCCTGTTTGGAGGAAGTCTTTATCTACATCCAAATACAGACGATCACGACGCTGTGTAAATCTGAATTGTTGGTAAGAACCATTGTTCAGAACCATATCTAGAGTTTCTAGATACTGCTTATTCATATAATAGTTGAGGATATCAAGTGATCCGAATGCATATAGATCATTCAAGAACAACTGATACTCAACGCCAAAAAGGTTTGAACGGATTGAATTACTGACAAGACCAAAAACTTTAGTGATACCAACAACATGATCGGGAATAGGAATGTAATTAGTTGCCTCTAACCAATTTGTTGTTCCTTCCGTAGTTGTTGCGGTAGCAGCAAATCTTGTCTTGTCGTCAGCATTCAGTTCGTGGAAAAGATACGCACGCTCCATACCGTTGTAACAGTTCTCCTGGAAGAACTGAAACGTGTCGTCGATTACATTGTTTACCTGTTCATCGTCGATGTTGACTTGTAGGACAGGCTCACCAAGCTGCCTCTTACAATAAGTGATGAGTTCAGCTCTTGTACTTGGAGATGCCATTACACACAATAATCCCTTCTTTTATATTTAGGGATTATTCTGCTGGTGCTTCTGCGGCGGGTGTTTCTGGTTTCTCTTCGTCAAAAAGTAGTCCAATTGTTTCTAGACCACCCTGCAATTTAATTTTATATTCTTTTGCTTTTGCTAGGTTTTCCTCTAGTTCCGCAATTTGCTTTGTTGTAGTAGCAAGTTGCTCTTCAAAATTTGCTTTGAGTTGCTCAGGAGTTTGCTGTGCCATTGTTATCACAAAATATGGTGTGTGTAATATTTATTCAGGTCGTAGAGACCCTATATGAATACTTGTCATCTACAATTAAGGATGGCATAAAATTCATAGAGATAGAAATTCTTCCATCTTTCTGGTTATCAGAATATCCATGGGTAAGATTCGATTGCCATAGCATCAACTCTCCTTCTTCTGGATACATGATAACATCACAGTTATATTTACCAAGTTTATTTTTGTCCGCCATCAATGAAATAGATGGTGCATGTGAATGTGTAGCTCCGTCTGGATGTCTGAAAAATAAAGGTGCGTGTCCTTCTTCCCAATTCACATAATATGTTCCAGAAATATATGCATTGGTATGAAAGTGTGGATACTGTCCACCACCTTTATCACATAGATTTAACCAACTATCAGTAATAATCATTCTCTCTGGAACTTCATAACCCAAATCATCAGAAACAAAAGATGTACATTGATCTTCTAACCATTGTTTAAATTCTGACATCTCTTTTCTGTGTAAAAAAGATTTGCCAGAAGTATTATCGTAATGATGTAACTTATCATTCATTGTATTGGTATACATGTTTCGTCCATCCATCATATCGATAATTTCTTTTTTCAAACTATCTCTATCAGGATAAAGTTCTCTACCAATTGCTTTGGGAAAAATATCAAGGGTTCTCATTATTTTTTCAATACAAAAATATTCACACCATTCCACCAAGAATCAAAATCTTCAATTTGATCGGTAAGAATGCTTCTCTCATATAAAATCTTAAGTTGATTTTCTTTAATAAATTCTAGTGTTGAGTCATATACATTTTCTAAGTTTGCATCATCGACAACTAGAATAAACTCATCTTCTGTATATGGAAGGATATGTTGCAGGCAAGATTTCTGAGTATTTAATTCATGATCTGCATCATAGAAAATAGTATTAACCTTTTGATCTAGATTTTCTTCTGTAGCTTCACGAATATCACCATTTAAAATTGCAATATTACTATCGTCTGTCCACACAGATTTTACATTCTCTATAAAAGTTTCGATAGATCCCTCTTCCTCTTTCCATTCAATATCTTCTCTAATTGGTTGGATGTCTGGATCTCTCCAGTGGTCTGATGCATATGCAGTAATATCATTACCTTGAATTGCTGCACAGAATGTGCTGCCATTATACACACCAACTTCTAGATATTTTGTATCCTCATAAGAACATAGATTGTTAAGGAAATGTCTTACCCTATCGGAAGTAAGACCTTGAATATCATGATCAAACTTTGACTCACCATCAATAGCTTTATTGATAGCATCCAAACATCTAGTTACATATGGATGCACTTCTCTATCTTGTTTCTTGAGATGAGCATCTACAACAGACTCACAATAGTTACATTCCCAGCAATCAAACTTACAGTTTTTAATTTTATCACGCCACAAATCAATAGGTCTTTCTTTTAAACCTAGGTCTTCCATGTACGGATCAAACTGAGAGAACAAAAGATCATCTCCTTTATCCCATCTAGAAATAATATCCATGGATTCCATGAGACGAACCATGCTCTCACGACCATGCATCTTGAATACATCAATACCAAGATCAATAAACTCTTCCCAGTCTTCACGCCATGGTGGGATGTTACCTGCTTTAAGTGAAGCAGATGCATCCATTACATCCCAGGTAGAACAAGACACTCTGCTGATCTCATCATTAAAATACTGAGGACCATCAGTTCTAGTGCAATTGAATTGGTAATGCTCTGGCATGATTGGACAACCACCCCAACAATTCTCATTGGCAAGCAATGAAATCTTTACTGGTTTACCAATTGACTCACAGTAATCTTTAGCATCTTTGATTCTCTTCAGAGCATCACGGTCACGCATCAAATCTCTATCTAGATTGATGTAATGAAATCCTGCTTTCGCTGCACCAACAACTTCGTTTGCTCTAGTAACTTCTC